AAATGTGTTTTGCCTTGAATGTCTGGGTAGGCGATTGAGCCTTTGCAGATCGTGCAGGTTTTCATTGTCGGAATCTCCTTGTCGGTTAGGAATGTGCTTGTAATGCTTTGATTGCTAAGTCGAGTGTAGTCACATCGTGCAATGGCATTGGTTCTTCTAATGACAACGAGTTCTTCATGCCTTTAAGACGCTGAATAATGCTTGCGTGCGGGTTAGTGCTTATGTCCGCAATTTCGTTAATCAAATTAAAGATTGCCATGTCGTGTTTTGTTGTCATCATTTGCTCCATTACCATTCGTCGGGTTTCTTCTGATAGTTCGCCTTGATTCCATGCCACGCCTTCACTCATTTTGTTGCACTCCATGGCCCCCAGCCGTAACCGTGACGTTCTACGCCGTAATTGTAAATTGCTAACGCTGCACGCAAATTAACATCAGCCTGTAACAAGTTTTCTGCGCTAGTGATAATGCCCGCATCGGTTAGCCATGGTGTCCAGAATCCGTTGATCTGCATTAGTCCGCGCGACCCACCGTTTGGGTCTTTGCTGTTGACCGCGTTCGGTATGCAACGTGATTCACGGAACATGACGGATTCGAGCACGGTGCGCTCGTTTTGTGGCCAGCCCAGGTTTACCGCAAGCGCGCTGAACTGCTCACAAGCCGAGCTGTACGGGTCAATGTAAATCGTGGACGACGTGCTTGACGTAGTAGTGCTTGGCTCCAGCAAATAAGGCGCTAAGGCGATAGTCCCAGACGGGCTACCAGACGCGTCAGGAGCCCCCACAGCGACCGTAAAGCCAAAGACCGTACAAAGCACTAGCCCTATGATTTTCTCTGCAAAATAGTTCATCGTTTCTCCAAAGGTATGGGCACGCCCCATGATGAAACGTGCGATCTGAATGCAATTTGTCCCATAAGGAACTTGCCCGATTCTGGGTTAGTAAAGATCTGAACCAAGATTTCTTGGCCGTTGTCCATCACTCCTGTATAGACGCTGTAATCAAAGATCTGTGGGTCAGTCATTGCCTGTCCTTTTGTCGGTACTCCGACCCTAGAACATAGATCAAGCCTTAGGTGGGATTTCCCCAAACACCTTTAAGAATGCGGCTTTTACAAAGATCACCGAATCTGCGGCCTGTGGTGTGATCTCAATGTGGAACCAGTCGCCACCTGGTGCGCCGTGAATTGTTGGCTTGTCATATTTGAGCCATGCGTACCGATCGCAACGCCATGCTCGACCTTGTGGTTCTGGGTAGTAATCCAAAATACATTGCAGACCAAGATCGTTGGCATTAGCAACCAGTTTGTCAATAAAGACAAGCGCTTCTTTACGGCCTGCTTTTGGGTTCTTTTCGCTCCTGCGATACGACAGATCAACAGCTCTGCCAGTTGCGTGCACCGACAATGAACCTGGCTTTCCGCGCATGTCACGTTGACCCCAAGAACCGTTATTCCACAGCGCGCCATTTGATGCGGCGATCGCTTGCTTGATCCATTCGTTCATGCCGGCACGTGGCGCTGGTGATGCACCGTCCGCGTTGCCTATGTAATCGCGTGCGTTAGGCACGCCTGCTTTAGCTTTGGCTATTGCCACGACCAAATGCCAGGTCTTTAGGGTTCACATATCGGATGAGAACTGGCACAAGCGCGGCAAGCGCTGCTTTGCCTAGATCGGCTGGGTCTGTGTTGCCTGTTGAGTAAACCGCGATGACCGCTGCGATGACCGAGCGACCGTATGAGGCAAGTAGGGCGTTGTCTTTAGGCTTCAACATCTTTGGCTCCTTCTTTCGCTTTTGACTTTAGTCCGTTTGAGGCCACTAAACCTGACAACGTGCCGGTCATAAAAACGGTCAAGGTTGATAGCAGGTCTATAAATGCGGAGTCGTTTGGGCTTTGATGACCGATCGGTTGGGTTACAAACATGAGCGCATAGACAAAGCCAAGAACGGTGATGGCAAACACGCTGGCAAGGATGATGCCGACAACAACGATTAGTCGAGCGTGGAGCTCCTCGGGCTTAAGGCGTGGTCTCATAAATCAAATCTCTTGTGCACGTTCCAGATGGGTTGCAGATCGGTGGTTCGCATTCAGGCTTCTGCCAGTTGGCTGGGTCTTGGCATGGGTAACGATATGACCCGTCATAACCGCAACTAGATACCGCCCAAGCAACCACTACGACTAATAGCGCGTAACCGACTAAAGGACGCCATTTCATTGCTCTAATGGTTCGGGTTCTGGCGGCGGAATAAACTCTTTAGAAGTTTCGTCATAAAAGTAGCCAATTCCGGCATAGTCTGTGCCGTTGTAATAGGTGCGTACACACTTTTGGCCTCGATAGTTGCCATACCAAATCTCTGCTTTTTCGCCGTCAATTAAACCTGCTTTGCCCGGTATTACTTCGGTAACGTAACTATTTTCGTCAAGGAACGCGTAGTAAGCAACGGTCATACTGTCACCGTTCCTGTTCCTGCCGTAAATTGATAAATCTTTTTTCCGCCTGTAACTGTTCTTGCATAAGTAAGACCGCCATCAATTGATGTGATGTCGGCAAAAGTGTCTGCATAACTAATAACTACAAGTCCCGAACCGCCAGCAAATGCTGCAATGCCAGTTACGTTTCCACTACCGCCGCCACCTGTGTTGGCTGTTCCAACTGCGTTTGAACCACCGCCTGCAGTTGCCGTTCCATAAGCGCCTGCGCCTTTACCACCACCACCGCCACCGCCACGACTTACAGAAGAACCTGTGATGCTTGATGCTGAACCAGCACCGCCCGCGCCACCATCTCCACCATTCGTTCCGTTGCCGCCAATTGCTGATGCACCACCGCCACCGCCGCCGCCAGAAGTGCCACCACTACCAGCAGTACCGCCAGCAAAACCTTGTCCAGCAGTTCCAGCCGACCCTGCGTTAGCCGAACCACCGCCACCGCCACCGCCTGAACCACCAGTTGAACCGCTATTTGATTGTGTTCCGCCGTTGCCACCACCATTTGATGTGATCGTGCTGAAAACAGAATTAGAACCCGATGAACCACCACTTCCACCAGAGTTACCACCAGCACCACCAGCGCCAATAGTTACCGTAAATGATGCTCCAATGCTAAAACCCGTTGCTGTTCGATATCCGCCGGCACCGCCACCGCCGCCACCGATTGTTTGGTTGCTTCCCGATGAACCACCGCCGCCGCCAGCAATAACAAGATATTCAACAGCCGTTGGTGCTGGTAATGGTGCGCCTACGCCAGCCAAGATTTGCATAATTACAAAGCCAAGTTGCCGATAACGACCCATGTGTCGGTCGCAATTTTGCAACAAGTAGCAACAGCGTATTGGCCGTTTGTTTTAAGTTTGCTTGCTTGAGATCGCAAAGTTACGCCAGCGCCAGCGGTGATTGTTACCACTCCTTCGCCCAGTTGCATGATGTTGAGCTGTGTACCTATGCCATAAGCGACAGTTCCGTTTGGTGGAATAGTTAGCGTGATTGATGAACCGTTATCGCAAGTAATTAGTTTGCCGTCATCGCCTAAAACTGTTGTGTAAGACGTGCCAATCTGGGCGTTTAGCGCGATCATGGCCGTAGCCATTGCGTCTAATTCTGCTGCGAGGAGTATTTGTCCTGCGGTGAAGTCTTGCCTTGTTGCCATAAGTGCTCCTATCCTAAAACATTTGTAGTGTCAATGGTGCCATATAGCGCGTCATTTAATATTAACTCAAACACGATCGTGGTTGGCGCGGTGCTGTAAAGGACGCTGTGGCCTGTGCTGAAATCCAGCCGATGCTCGATGCCCTCAACTGACAGCTCTTGCGCTAATTGGGTTGTGCCGGCACCGCTAGGGAACGTTTTTTCTACGCTAATCGTGTCGCCAATATCCAAGGTCGCCAAAGTGTCCTTTTGGGCTGTGGTCAACATCAGATATTTGGTTGCCACGGACGTGTACCGCGGTTCGGGCTCTGGGTTCAGCAGATAGTCGGCAGCGTCATCAATGCTTGTTTGCTCGTGTAGCAGGCTGTTTGTGATGCTTGATGTCTGAATAAAATATGTGGCAATCGAACCTGCATCGGTTGCGGTAGCAGTTTTGCCATCAAGAGCTGTGAGCACCGATCTATTGATTACGGAATCAGCCTCAAAACTAATACCCACGCCGTCGTATTTGTAGTTTGTGCCGTCGTCATGGAAATTGGCTACCGATGCAGACAGCGTGTTGCCTATGCGATTTTGGAATGTAAGCACACCAGACCGTGACATGAACAAACGACCAAACTCTGCAGTTTCGTTGATCTGTGTTATGTATTGCAGCACGTTTGTTCCTGCCGGCACGGTGTAGTTGCTGTCGTGGCCTAGGTTGACGGTGCCTGTGGCGATGTTTCGAGCGCCTGCTGGGAAGTCAACTTCTGGCAGGTCTAAGACGGTTTCTATGCGTTCGCCTGATGTTTCGGCCGTGACGTTTAGTTCGTCTAAGAATGTTTGTGCGAGTAGATAAAACTGGTCAGCGCAATACACGGTCACGGTGTCAAGGCCGCCGAGCGCAAAATTGTAATCGTAATTGACGACATAACCGCTAAACAATGACTCTGGCACATCGGTGGAACTGTAACGAATAAGTCGCACTTCGCGCAATGGGGCGAGCCCAGGCTTTGCTTGTGGGGTGTCGTAGTACGGGCTGTTTTGGTCAAACGGGTTGAAAATGCCGTCCACGTCTTGAATGGTGAATGTCATTGTGCCTGCGCTGAACTGATCGCCCACGTCACGGCGACCGCGCCGAACATTGATACTTGTGATCGAATCCATCACGTTGGCGAACTCGCTTGTACCGTTAAGCACGTACTCGGTGTTATTTAGCACGCCTCTAACTGGGTCGTCAAGAATAAAAGCATCCTGCACAAACCCTGTGGCAATTTGTAGGTCATAGTTGCCAGAGTCAACGACCGCTACGCCTGGCATCAGGCCACCTGTAACTGCAACGGCCCAGCGCTACGCGAATAGGCGCGCAAAGCGTTAACGACCGATTCACCGATCTCCGCGCTAGTAGCAAGCCCGCCTGTGACGTTGATGTTCACGTTTGCCATGCGTTCTTGAATGCCGAACTGTGCACCAGGATTAAGTGTTGAGAGTGGTGCGTTAATCGTTTCCATGTTGGCGATTTTTTGCATTTCCCTGCTGATCGTTGCAGGCTTAGATGAGCCACCATTACCGCCACTACCGCTAGATCCTGCTGGCAAAGCAATTGACGGGATAGTCGGCATCGTTGGAATTGACGTGCTTACAGCTCTTTGGCTTGCCTCAATTTGTTGCAAGTTGGTTGTTGGTGTTGCAACTGGGCTGTCGTTGCCAATGCCAAGCAGGCTGTTAAACGGCCTAAGAATGTTGGCCATTAGACCGACCGCAGGGTTAATCGCAACCATGATCTTTTCAATAAAGTATCTTGCTGCGCTGTTAACGCGACCAATTGCGTCAGCCAATTTGTTAAAGCCAACGGCCATGCCAACGACCGCAGCTGCGGCAAGCACCAACGGATTAGTTTTCATTGCCACGTTTAACGCGACGGTTGCTGCTGCTATTGAGCCGATCGCCAAAGCGATGCGCGTAAACACTTGCGGGTTGTCTTGTGCCCATTGAGCAAATGCGTTCATTTTTGGCAGGACTGCTTCGAGCACCGGCAGAAATGCGGCGCCGATTGACTCTTTGGTTTCGGCAATGCTGTTCTTGAAAATCGCCATTTTCCCTGCAGCGGTTTCAGCGTTTCTAGATACTGCTCCGCCAAAGGTTCCGCCAAGCACGTCCATGATTTCATTGAGGCTTGCGCCTTCTTTAATCATGGTTGCCATTTCTGGGCTCAATGATCGAAGCGCCTTAAAGTTGCCCTGGTATGCCTTAGCGAGTGCGTCGGCCACGGTAGAGCTGTCCATTTGCAGCGCTGTACTGATGTCCATGACAAGGTTCATATCGCGCATGGCGATGTCAACGTCTTTAGTGCCGCGGACTAAAGCCTCAAGCGATTTTCTGTAATCGGTGTCAGCAATGCCAGACGCTCGACTCATTGCGCTGATCTGTTCTTCAATCGCTTTAGTTTGTTTAGCACTTGCGCCCGTGACGTTCTGCAAAGTCAGCGCTAATTTAGCTTGCTCCTGCTGATCTTCCATTGCTGCTTTAGTGGCATCACCAATGGCCAATGCCAAACCGCCAAGCGCCGCAGCTGCAGGCACCGCCGCTTTCTTGATAGCAAACTGGGCTTTTTCTCCCGTAGTTTCCAGTTGCTTAAACTGGGCAATTGCTTTCTTGATGCCTTTGCCGTCAAACTCGGAGACGATGGGTAATACAACAGCCATTAGTCAAGTTCCTTAGAAGTTGCGTCCATGACACGCTTGACCAATTCGGTCATACGCGCGTTCACGTCGTCTTTGTTGCGTTCCCATGATTTCCACATTACTCGCGACGGCTGACCGAACTTGATGTTTAGTTGTCTGCCAAGTCTTCCGCTCGATAAAAAGTCAAACAATCCTGCGTCTGGGTTTTCCCAGCGCACCGTGAACGTGGCCAAGTTGACGTTTTGCCCTGCATATTCTTTGACGCGTTTGGTGTTGATTTTTGCAATAACGCGTTGGTTTAGTTGTCCCCATGGCAACAATTCAGCACCAGATCGCACAGTCCATTTGCGAGCCATACCGCGTAAAGGTGGGCCAAGAGGGATTGCCTGGTATGCGTCATCAACAACGCTTTGCGTGATTCGTTTGTAATCTTTGGTGATTTCGCGACGCAAACTTTTGTCAATGCGGTTTAGCGTTTTGAGCGCGTCCTTGATGCCAGCGACTTCAATGTTTGCTTCGACTGCCATAGTTACCTCTTTTTGTTTGCCTCGTTGAGAACCTTAACAACTGTTGCTAAATCCCGTGAGTCAAACGCAATGTCGCTAGGCCACCAACCGACCGCGACCAAAACCTCTGCTAGTTGGCGGCGGTAGGTGCCGCGTCCGTAGGGTTTGTATCAGTTTCGTCCAGTACCGGCATGATGTCGATGTCAGGGTTTTTGCTAATCCATTCGCGCCAATTGTCGCCGACCTGTTCGCCTTTGATCTTTAAGATCGTGTGCATCCAACAGCAGTAATCCGAATAAAGCGGTGACGATGAGAGCTGTTGAATGTTGCGACGTTCAAGCCGTTCCCATTCCGTGACCACAAACAAGTTGGTGTAGTAATACTCTGGGGCGCTGTCGGGGGTGCGCCTTAACTGCAATTTAATTTTCATTGTTCTCCTATGTCGGCTTGGAGCCGTTGATTATGCGGTTACGTCAACCGAGTACGTGCCCCCTTGGAGCTCGATCTCGTAAACCGAAAGCTCACCCAAGGACGCGTTCACGACAGGCAGGCTAGAAAAATAGGTGTCTGTCAAAATAAACCCTGGATTAGTTGCCGAATCAGCAGCGCTACTTGGATTTACTTTGACGGTGCACTTAGTGCCAAGCAACGGTGCAAGAACCGCGTACGACTCTGACGCTGCATACGATGCGTACACAGTCAAGGTCAATGAGTTGCTAAACAAGCCTGCAGTCATGGTGCGTGAAGTCTGACCGAATGCGGTGTCTTCGAGAGCTTCTGCAGTCACAGTCAACGTTGCTGCGCTGACCTGATCGGTGATGTCAACAATGGTGCCGATTGCGGTTCCAATCTTGACTGTTGGATTCGAGAGGTAAGTTGATGCTGGCATGTTTGCTCCTTAAGTTCTGTTCTGATAGTAGATGATTTGTGTTCGGTAGTTGTGGATTATGCGGTCTGGGCTTGGATAGCGCAATCAAGGTCATAGCACGGGTACAACGCGCCACCAATCTCAAGGCTTGACGGACGGCCAGCCATAACAATGATCGGTGAATTGAGCACACTTGCAACAATGCTCAAGATCGAGCGGAGTACCGGCAGACCTGCAGGCCCAGAGCCAATGACCTTGATCGGAAACTCGAGGCGCACGATGTTGCCGTTGCCAGCAAACGTGGTGAAGTTTGGCGCGTCCAAATAGACCGAGTTAGGAACGAGACGTGTTGGGTCATTTATTACACGGAGCCCAGACACAGCGGTCAGCGTCGCTGTAACGTCATCAATCGCTTCGTTAAACAGGTCGGTGTAAGACATTAGGCAACCGCTGGACGGGGGATGCCAAGCAATTGCTTGACGATCGGGGTCAGGCTTTGTTGTGGTGCCGAACCCATGCCGTCAAACGTGGCGTAGGTTGCCTCTA